CCGCGTTCACGATGGCAGGGTCAATGGCGGAGCTGCACCCCAGCGTGGCGGGAGTGGCAGCGTTCTGGAGGACTGCGGCGTAGTAGTCCGCGTTCGCGGCCGCGACCACCGGGGCGGTCAGGTTCCATCCGATCACGCCGACAGTGGCGAGCTGGCCGGAGATGTCCGCGCTCACCCCGAGCCGTGTGCCCGCAGAGCTGAAGAGGGCGGCGAAGCACTGGCCCGCCGTTGGGGTGACGGCGGCTGCGGTGACGGCGAACCAGATGGAGTTGATCGTCTTGGCCTGCGTGAAGCGCGGAAGCTTGACCATGACGACTGAGCCCGAGGTCTGCGTCTGCGCGCTGCTCACCTGGTACGACGGGTAGTTCCAACTGAGGAACCCTGCGTCGTTGGCGATCAGGCCTCCGTCCTGGAGTTGCTGGAAGCACAGGTCGTTCTCATCACCCCACGACGTCTGCCCGATGACAGGAAGGACAATGCCCATGATCAACCTCCGTAGAATCCGCCGCCGTATGTGCCCCCGCCGTACGTGCCGGAGGTGGGTGCCGTCGTCGCCGCACCCGTGGCCACCTGCCCCCAGCTGAATCCGGTGGCGGTGAAGTCCGCATATGTACGGTAGCTGTCGCTGAGCGCGCACCAGTTCGCCGTGTCCGTGCCCTGCGGCTGACCGATCGGGGCATCCGTCGTCGTGGCCGGGACGCTCCACAGACGCGGGGTCAGCCGCTGGTCCCTGCTCAGATACTGCTCCCGCAGAACAGCAGGCTGGTAGTAGCGGTCCCGCTGTCCGTACGGACTGTTCATGCCGTACTCCGCGGGGACCTGGACCAGGATCGGACCGCCGGCGGTGAAGAGCTCGTACACGAGCTTGATGGCGTCCAGGGTGCGTGACAGGAACGACAGGCCCGTGGTCAGATCCTTGCGCCTGGCGTAGACGTCGGCCGGCCGCTCTTTGTCGAGCACGGGGAACAGCCCCGCGTCGTCCTCACGGTTGCGGTCCTGGAACCCGACCCATGCGAGCAGCGGGTCCGGGGCCGCCGTGGTGTCGACAGAGAAGTTGTCGTAGAGCACCACCATTCCCACGTTGGTGTTGCCCGTGATCCTCTCCGAGCGCACACCCACGGTCCCGGCTGCGGTGAATGTGGCGTCCGTGAGCTCCAGCATCCACCCGGTGGGCTCCGGATTGGATGTCAGCCATGCTTTGAGCCGGAGCATCGATCCGGTGACATTCAGGCGCAGGCTCCAGAGCTGACCCGCGGTGTACCCGGTGGCCAGCTGAATGGTCCCGAGCACCGTGTTCACGCCGCCACTGCGGCGCACGACGGAGGTCCACACGGTGGCGTCCGCGCGCACCTCCAGCCGGGCCATGTACATGTTGTTGCCGTCCACGGCACGGGCCATGATCGCGCCGTGCGTGTCGTTCCCGGTGGGCACCTGCGACAGAGCGATGTCCGCGCGGACGTCCACGTCCGCCTGCGGCTGCGTGAAGGCCGAACGGCGGGAGACTGCCACAGACAGCATGTCGTGCCGCCCCTGGCCCCCGGAGACGCTGTAGTCCGTGGCGGAGCCGGAGGTGTTGACCCATGTCTGGCCCGTGTCCGCGTTGCCCCACGACCCGGGTGCGACAGTCCGGGTGAAGGTGTCCTTGATCTGCGGTGTGGCCGGGCAGATGACGGCGCCGGAAGGGTTCGGGCACAGGTCCAGCCGGAGATCGGCCCAGGGGCGCCCTGGATCCTTCAGCCACACGTAGCCGCTGGACGGGATGGTGAACGGGCCGGCGACAAAAAAGTCGCTGGTGCCGCTCGCCACCGCCACGTACCAGATCGGTTCGTCCAGGGGAGCCTCATGGTCGGAGATGTACGCCTGTTCACCGAGGAGCGTGGTGCCGAAGAGACCGCGCACGTACTCATCTGGGGCGTTGGAGTTGCCGACGCGGCGCACCACGGTGCTGCTCGTCTGCACGCCGGGAGTGGCTGTCCAGTCGACGAACAGATCGATCCGGGCGTTGGCCGCGTCGACCGTGCCGGTCATCGGCATGTCAGATACCCCTTACGCCCTGGGAGGCAAGCCGGTCCTGCTGTGCGGTGTCTTCGTCGACGACGGTCTGCACGTACCCGGTCAGCTGGTCGTTGCCGATGTAGACGTTCACGCTGGGCCCGGTGCGGGTGAAGGTGAGCCCGGCAAGGGAGCTGATCCCGCCCGCACTGCCCGTGGCCATGGACGGGGAGAACAGGCCGGAGGAGGGCAGGAGCGGGTCCCCAGGTGTCCCGGTGCCCAGCGTCTTGCCCAGGACCCGGTCCAGCCAGCTGCGGCGCGATTCGATGCCGCGGCCGAACGCCTCCACCAGATTCTGACCTGAGTACAGCGGGTAGCCGCGGCCGGAGAACGGGCCCCGCTTGGCGGGAGAGGAGGGGAAGAAGTCGCGGATGGAGCCCACGACCTCCTGCGCCGCGGCCACGGCGGACCCCAGCTGGGACAGGATGCCGCGCGCCAGAGAGTTGATCATGTTGGCGCCTGCGTTGTAGAGATCCCCGGCCAGTCCGTACAGCGTGGTGATCGTCCAGTCCCTGAGCCGGAAGATCTGGCCGATGACATAGTCCGCAGCCTGAAACGCGAGACGCTGGAAGTAGCCGAACCCCTGGAGCCCCAGAGACGCCATCTGCCCGAACATGTCCTTCAGGAACGCAATCACGTTCTGGACCATGTCCACGTTGGAGCGGGTGATGGAGAACGACGCGTCCCGCGCGCTGGTCTGCGCCACGTCCCAAGCCGTCGCCCAGTCACCACGCAGCACAGCCACGGCGATCTGTACCGCGGGGACCAGCACCGTCTTGATCGCGCCCTCTGAGAATTCGAAGAGGGCGACAATGACCTGATCCACCCATTCGATGATGTCGGCCAGCCCGAGCACGAAGTAGGTGAAAAACTCGATGGCGAACTCGAGCGCGGGGACCAGGAGCGCGCTCGCCCCGACCGCGAAGTATTCGATCAGGGGCGAGAGCTGGGTGAACAGGTCCGCCACCGCCTGAAGAAGCGGGACCAGCTCCGGCATGATTTCGATCAAGATGTTGATGCCCTGTTCGATCAGCGGAGTGATCGCTTCCAGGACAACACCGAGCACCTCGGCCAGCTCCACCAGGACCGGGGCCAGCTCCGGGATCAGCGTGGCCAGCTGGTCACCGATCAGGGTGATCAGTTCCTGGACCGGCGGGGCCAGCACTTCGATCACGGGGAGCAGGGCGCGGAAAGCCTCTTCGATCACCGGCAGGATGGAGTCGACCAGCACGGCGCCGGTATCGATCAGCGCCCGGAGAGCGTCCCGGAACTCCTCCGTGGCGGTGAAGTCCTCCATCGCCTGAGTGATCTTCTCCAGCGTGCCGAACAGACCGTCGCCCTGCTCGCTGGCCACGCTGAAGATGTTGCCGATGGTGCCGAAGATGTTGCCGACGATGCGTCCGAGTTGCTGGAACGCCTCCGCCGCCTCGTTCACCTCTTCGCTGAGGGCCCCTGATTCGAACGCGTTGTCCAGCGCCTTGCTGGCGGAGTCCACGAAGTCTGCGATGCGGCCGGTGATGCGATCCAGCAACGGGCCGCCGGCCGCCGCCAGCTGAACGATGGCGGTGAGCACCTGGCCCGGGATCCGCTCCAGGTTTCCGAACGCGTCGGTGGAGGAGTCGAGTGCCTGTCCCAGGGTGCCGTTCTTGCCCAGTCTGGTTGCTGCCGAGCCCGCTCCCTGGGCCATCTCGTTCAGTGTGCCGGAGTACTCCAGCGCCGCCTTGCGCACTTCGGGGAAGACCGCCTTGGCCGTGCGCTCCAAAGTGCGGTCCAGGTCCTGGAAGAGCTGGTCCTGCACATCGAGTCGCAGCCGATCGAACGCAGGCTTCATGGTCTGGAGCACACCCACGAAGTCACGGGCGTTGCCCGACAGCTTCTCCAGCGCTTCCGCCACCGCGGCCGGGTCGGCGTCCGGGTCGAACACGGCACCGATGGCGTCGCTCACTCCGGTCAGGCCGAGCTTCAGCGTGGCGGAAACCGCTTGCATGGTGAGGAACGCAGCCACGCCGGCGGTGGCGGCGGGGGCCAGGTTCGTGACAGCGGCACCAAGCGCTGCCACCGCGGGCAGCGCTCCGGCCGCGAGAGATCCCACCACACCGATGCGGGCGGCGGAGGAGACCGCGGACAGGGCGCCGCGCCCGAGGGCTGCGAACGTGTCGCTGAGCCTGCTCGTGCTGCGGTCGGTGTCCTGCGCAGAGCTGTTCACCTGACTCAGCTGTGTGATCGCTGCGATCAGGTCCCGGTTGTCGACGGTGACACTGAGGTTGATCTCCGGGGCGTTGCGCTCGGCGTCGTTGACGATCTGCGTGAGCTGCGTCGTGATCGTGGCCTGTGCGCCGTCCGCGTTCACCACCAGATTGACTACGGCATCCGATGCCATGCGCTCACCTCCCCATCATCCGTGAGTGTCTCACCCGACGCGGGCACCCTGCATGCCCCGGAACATCTGAGCCATCGACGTGAGGTCCATCGCGTCGTCCATGTCCTGGAGTGCCTCCGGCGGCGGGGCCATCAGTTCGGCCTCCAGCTGCATGCGGTCCGTCTGCTTGGCGCCCTGGGTCGCGCGGGTCCACACGACGGCCAGGAACGCGGCGAGCGTGAGGCGCCCCGGGTCCACGCCGCGCGAGAGCACATCACCGGTCAGCATGGGAGATGTGAGCACGGCATTGCACAGCCTCTCGGCCTCCCACCAGGGACGCCCCGCCGACTCGGCCAGCACCATCCGGGCCAGTCGCGCGAGATCCTCCGCACTCGCGCGGCCGGCCTCCGCCTCGTCCAGGAACGCTTCGTACGACTCGGGCTCTGCGTGGTGCAGGACCAGGACGGCCCACCGCCGCTTGTCCGCGAGCATCGTCAGCCATCGCTGAGCGCTGAGCACGGGGAAGGCGTAGGCACGGCCGTTCAGCTCCACCTCCACGGGGGTGTCCCGGAAGGCGGCGGAGGAGAAGTCAGCCACCGGACACGATGCGGGGGACCGGACGCGTCACCGGCTCGACGAACGGGTCCGGTGAGGCCTGCTCCGGTTCCTGGTCCCGGTGCTCGGCCCAGTTGAACTGCATCACGTCACCGGCCAGCTTGACCAGCTCATCCGGGGTGATCTCTTCCATGATCATCCCCTCTTCGATCACGTCGTACCACTGCTGCTCACCGATCAGTGCCTCGAGCACGCGGAGCAGACGGCGCACCAGCTTCTCGCGCCCCGTCGCGTCCTCGGGAGCAGGCTTGCGGGACAGGGCCAGTACGAACATCTGACCGGGGGCGGGCTCCGTGACGATGACGGAGCGCTTGCCGATGGGGAACTCTGCCTTCAGCTTGTTGTCGTCCATGTCCAGAGTCTAGCTCTCCGTGATGCGGTATCCGCGGCCTGCGGTGACCTCCCGCATGGCCCTGTCCAGGAACGGTTTGGCCGTGGTACCCGGATGCTGCACGTACCGGGCGTACGTCACGCGCCCGTTCCAGATGAACCGGAGCACGCCACCGGGCCGCGCCGGGATCCGGTGGGGACGGGTGCCGTCGTGCACGTACTCCGCGTACTCGACGTCAGAGCCCACCACGAACTGCGGTCTCAGCGTCCACGTCCGCTGCGCCTGGCCCCGGATCGATGCGCGGAGCCTTCCGGTGTCGACGGGGCAGAGGATCTTTGCCCTGTTCACCACCATCGGGCCCACCACCCGGAGCTCCGACATGCTCGCCTGCCGGATCGCCCTGCGCAGGTCCCCCTGATCCAGCCTCAGCCGCGCCATCGTCGAGCACCTCCAGATACCCCGCGCGCGCGTACGCGCGTGCCCGCTCCTCGTTCCCGGGGACCACCAGGCCGACGTCACCCTTACGCATCCCGTTGAAGGACACCCGCACGTGCACTCTCACCGGTCAGCCTCCGCACTCGTCGCAGTCCGTGTACACGGACACGGACAGTGTGCCCCCCGCGCAGCCACCGGACGAGTCCAGCGGTGTCCACGAGCCGGGCAGGATGCGCGTCACACCGCTGTTCTCGTCGGCGCTCTCCTGGAGGCAGCACACCGCCCGTTTCATGGCCGCGCGGTCCAGGTCCATGCGGAACGCGAGCTCGGTCCACTGTTCACATGTCGGCCCCCGCTCCCGAGTGCCGCTCGGGTTGCAGCGCGCCACCCCGAGTTCCAGCACGATGCGGGAGTCCGTGACGGCACAGGGGTTGAAGTCGGGCTGCGTGGCCGTGAGCGGGTCCACAACAGGCTCCACGGAGGCGATGCGTACCCACCCGAGGCCAGTGCAGCACTCGTCCTGCGACGTGCCGAAATTGAGCGGGACCAGGTCCCCGGGGCGGTGACAGATCTCCGCCGGCCTGCCCGTGTCCCCGGTGAACGCGGAGTCCAGACAGGCACGCAATGCGTCGGCAATCTCGAAGGGGGTCATCAGTAGACCACCGGCCCGCGGCGAATGTCCGGGCTCAGCACCCTGGAGCGGCGCCGCATGCCCGTCGGATTGACCGCATTCAGGAACAGATCCACCTCGTAGATACCGGTGCGGCCGTTCTCGAACACGGTCGACGGGTCCACGAACTCCACATCCACCCCCTGCCGGGACAGGCTCGAGATCTGCGCGGGCAGTGCGCAGGAGGACCCGGCGCAGGCCTTGACGAACTCTCCCGCCAGCTTGCCCGCGGCAATCTGCCCGGCGATCGGGAGCGCTCGGCCGGGACGATAGGTGACCGAGAACGTGCCGTCCTCGGTGTCCGGCACCGCGGGGTCCTGGCAGCTCGGCCAGCACTCGCCCCCGTCGGTGCGCACCAGGAACGCCCCCTGGAGCTCATAGGCCGACGGATCCAGGACCAGTCCGTTCACCTTGACCTCGGTCACCTCCGCGACCGGCACCCCGAGGTCGACCCTGCACGCGGGCAGACAGGAGCACCCGCCGGAGCAGGAGCAGTTGAGCCACACACCGTTCAGGATGTACGGGACCATCCACGGTCCGGGTCCGCCCTGTGCGGGAGCTGCGACCGGCCAGGTGGTGTAGCCGTTGAAGAGCCCGCACCCGGGACCGCACGGGCGCACCGTGACGGGGCATTGTGCGAACTGATGGCCGGTCAGCGCGTCCAGGACGAACGTCGCCCAGCTGATGGCCCGGGAGCGCTGCTCGTTGGTGTAGTCCCCCCAACCCGGGATGCAGGTGGTGTCGACACCCCAGTCACAGGGACCCGGGACCACCGGATCCCCTGCCGCCGCCACCTCATTGATCACTGGCATGTCGTCCTCCTACGCGAAGTCGAGTTTTTTCGCCCGCTTCATGATGCACTGCGCCTGATCGCTGAGGTTGGTGGCGTTCCCCCGGACGATGATGTGTGCAATGAGCGCCGCGTTCTGCGCCGTGGTCGGGTTGGGTACGAACACCCCGGATCCGATCGCGTCGACGGCGGAGGTGAAGTCGGGGTACAGATGCTGTCCGTACTGCACGACGATCTGATTGGCGGTCGTGTTGGCCGCGAACAGCCACACCCGCTGAATGGTCGCGTCGTTGCCCGTCACGGGGGAGAGCACCCCGGGGGCCGACTCGTACTGACCCGGGTCCAGGGTCGTCACCGGGGCAGGAAGCGGGAACTGCGCCACTTGCAGCAGACGGCGGAATGTGACCGGGCTCTGAGCGGCGGACTGGTTCACATGCGGGTCACGGGTGGGTGTGGCACCGGAGAAGTGGTTGAACGCCCGGACGAACACCGTCCCCGCGGACTTGGCCAGTGTCAGGCCCGTACCCCCGGGGGTGATCATGTTCCCTTCCATCGAGAACGGGCCCAGCGCATCCATCAGGTCCGCCAACTGGTTGGCGGGCTGCGCGAGAATCACCGGAAGGGTCTGATCGGCGAAGATGGTCAGCGAACCCGAGTCGTACGCCGTGACCCCCAGAACCAGGTGGGTCCGTCGCTGCGTGTTGCTGGGGCGCGCGGCCTGCTGTATCACGGTCCCGGCCGAGTCCATGATCCACCAAGTGACGACCCGGGTGAGAGAAGATCCGGACAGGGCGACCGTGGACCCGGCCGTGTTGACCCTGGTCACGGCCGGACTGCGCGGGTCTGTGATCTCGTCGACGATGTACCCGGTCAGCGCCCCGATGTCGATGGCCTGCGGATTGGACCCGTTCACGTTCAGCTCGCCCCCGGCGATGATGCCGGTGGACATGTCTCCTGCCTGAACTTCGAACAGGTCCACGTCCGGGGACCCGACGCTGACCCGGAACGCCTCCGCGTCGATGTGGATCCAGTACTCGCCCTCCTCCGCGTAGAACGCCACGGTCCCGTTGATGTCAGTGGTGAGCGGGTTGGGCAGCGCGACCGTGCCGGTGGCGTCGGTCCACAGGGGCGCCAGAGCGTTGGAGTTGAGCGGGAAGACCCGGGCCGGGAGGTTCGCCGAGAGAACCCCGCTCGGGAACCAGAACTGGCGGCTGTACTGGTAGATGGCCACGTGGGCACCTCCGTGGATAGGGGTACGGCCCCCGTCCGGTGAAACCAGAGCGCACCTGGTTGCGTGGAGGACGGGGGCCGTGGGGGTGCAGCTTACGCAGCGAGCGTGGTCGCTCCGCAGGCTGCGGCCGGGGGCGCGACGGTGACGATCTCGAAGTGCATGTGATCGGTGTCGTCGATGGCGGTGAGGATGCGCTCGGGGGTGTCGGAGACCGCGTCCCGGCGGACGGTGTACGACGTGGGACCGAGGTTCCACTGAGAATCCACGGCGGTACGGGCGGTGAAGGTGAGGTTCAGCGCCGCGTTGGCCACCGACCACTGACCCACCCGGGCCTGCACCACGTACGGGAACAGCCAGTAGCCGTAGGACCGATTGCCCTCTGCGTCACAGGGCACGCCGCTCACGTTCGACCAGAGTTCCAGCGCGAAGTTGGCTGTGCCGGACAGCTCCCCGTTCAGGCGGAAACCGACCGACTCAGGGGCCACCGCGTCGTTCAGCACCAGCGGGTTGCCCGTGATGATGTTGAACGCGTCAGGGTCCACCAGGCACATCACGATGGACAGATCGATCCACCGCAGCTGGGGGCGCCCCTGGTCGTCCAGACACAGATCCCCGTTGGCGTTGGTCTGCGTGATCTCCTCGGGGTCCAGGTAGTTCGGCGTGCCGTCCACGTTGATGAACCCGCTGGAGACCAGCTGGCCCGTGGCCCCGGGGTCGGGTGCGCCGCACTCGTCAAGGCGCGTGAGCCGCATCCGCGAAGCGCGCGCCAGGTTCACACACTGCGTCATGTGCTCACTCCTTCGTTGACCGCGCGGACCGGCCGCGCTTGGGTCGGGTCTGGCCGGACAGGGACGCGTGGTACGCGTCGGCCAGGTCGTCGGGTACCTCAAACGCGTTGCCCGCGTTGACGGTGCGCACCTCGGACACGTCGTCGGCGAGGCTCAGCAGGAGCTGCGCCGTCTCCTTCAGCTGGCCCTCACCAGGGATGATGACCGTGCTCACGGCGTGGTCACCGCCTCCACGGCCGGGGCCGCGTACGGCACCTGCACCGCGTGCACCGCATCGCAGGCCCATGCGTGCGCGTAGACGCGCTCGGCCAGGCCCATGAACTGGTTCACGCCGCGGTCGGCCACTTCCCATGCTGGGCGCGCCATGACGATGGAGCGGCGGATGAGCACGGGCGGTGTCATGAAGGCCCACACGGTCCCGGCGTCCGGCGTGTCTCCGGCGGGGCCGGTGATGCCGTACCCGGCGCCGATGGACCACACGGAGCCCATGGGGGTGTTGAGCGTGCCCCCATTGCGCACCAGCATGTTGCTGTACGCGAGGTTGCCGTACGCCCGCATGCTGATGTGGATGGTGCCCACGTAGCCGTACTCGTCGTAGAACGAGTCCTCCAGCGCCGCGATGGCGGCAGCCGCCCCGGGCACCGCGGGAGTGACCGTGGTGACGCCCGCGACACCGGTGAGGTTGGGGTCAGCGGCTACCGCACCGCCGCCCCACAGCTGCGCCTCCACCTCACGCTGTTCGTTCGCGAGCAGACGCCGGCGGACAGAGGTCTCGAACTCGGCCGCGGTGACGCCGACCGTGCCGCACTGGCGGGTGGCGTACACCCAGTAGGGCGTGGCCTCCATATACGCCAGACCCTCGTCGAAGGTCTTGGCCGGGTGGGTGACGCAGTTCGCGTCGTACGAGCGCACGACACCGCAGTCCTCGCCGGGGAACTGGAAGCCCGAAGCAATGCCACGCGCCTCAAGATCCTCGGTGACGGTGGCCGCACTGAAGAGCCCGTAGCGCATGGGGCCTGCGGGCGGCGGGGCGACGATCTCGCCGTTGGCCAGAATCGCCATGTCGTCCACCTCCTCTCTGTGGAGAAGGACCCGGCGCCGTCACATGGACGACAGAGGACGGCGCCGGGTCCGGTCGGGGGAGGGTTACGCGCCGGTGTCCGGAGCAGCGCAGCTGGTGTACGCCTGGTACGCCGTGGCGCCGGACGGGCAGGCCTGCGCGGTGTACTGGCGCACGATGCCGCACGGGAAGAGGAGGTTGAACCCCTCCTCCGTGAACAGCCGCGTGTACAGGTTCTGCGCCAGGTTGGCCGCGTCGTAGACGTTGGACAGGGTGACGACATCCTGGCGCGCGAGCACCACGGCGCCGGCCGGGTAGATCAGGAAGTTGACGGTGGTCGGGAGCGCGGTGGCCACGACTGCCGGGTTGCCCACGTTGATGCCGCCGGCGTAGAAGTCCTGCCAGTCGTACACGAACTGGGGCCGGATGTTCCGGGTGGTGAACCAGGAGACGATCTGCGCGTCCGCCAGAGACGCGTTCTCCATCGACCAGCCGTTCTTGCGGACAATGTCCGCGCGGAACTGCGTAAGCACCCACACCGGCAGGATGACTTCGAACGTCTGGTTCAGGGCCATACGGTCGCGGTACATCATGTCGGTGCGCGCCAGGTCGACGGCGGACAGGATGGACGCGGTGGCACTGGAGTCGTTGCCGAGCCCGGTGGCACCCGTACCGGAGAGATCACCCTGCGCCGGGATGACGGTCGCGGCGCCGGCCTGCGTGACGATGCGGCCGATGATGTTCTCGTTGAGCTTGTGCGCGTGGTTGGTGAGCGTGCCGTCCACCCACGTCTCCACCATCTCCGGGTAGCCGGCGGACTGGAGGAACGACCCGGTGATGCAGGTCACGGCCACGTCGAGCCGGGTGTCCGTGAAGGTGGGGCAGGGGATCTCCGCGCAGTTCTTGGCCGTGTCCGCGATGACCTGCGCCTCGGTGAGGATCGTGAAGTTCGTCGCCGCGTCCAGCGCCGCGTACGTGGGCTGCGACTGGACGTAGTTGAACCCGCCCCGGCGCGCGGTGGCGGTCGGCAGGTCGAGCATGCCGTCCATGGACCACAGCGAACACAGGTCGTAAAGGTTCTCGGACGGCGCACACCATCCGGCGGCGGCCGTGAGGGCGTTGGACTGTTCGGCGGAGATGGCCGAGCGGACGCGCGAGCTCCACGCGGAGAGCAGCGAGCCCCCGGTGAGGCGGCCCTCACGGATCAGCTCCTGAACCGTGGTGTAGTCGTCCTCACGCATGTTGAGGTCGAAGCGCTGTCCCTCGGGCCGCTCACGAGTGAACTGCGCGATGGCCCGCTTGGCCGAGGTACCGCCACCGATGGACGACCCGTACTCCTGGAACGAGCGCAGGACCGCGCGGGTGATGTCCCGGACGCCGACCTCCTGGTCCCGGCTGACACCGAGCGCTCCGGCGCCGTCCGCAGTGAGACGGATGGAGAACTCACGGTGCTCGTCGCCCGTGACCGGTGCGACCGGGGGAGTGGCCGGGGCCATGGCGGCGACGGAGGGAACGACGGGCGCGACAGCAGCGATGACCGCAGCCGGCTCAGCCGGAGTGACAGGCTCCGCGGGCGTGACGGGCTCGGCCGGCGGGAGCGTGGTGAACGCGTCCCGGTTGGCCTGAAGCGCAGCGGCGGACTGTGTGCGGGCTGTCTGCTCCGCCTGCACCTCGGACAGACGGGAGGCGAGCTCCGCCAGCTCCGTGTTCTGTTCCGGGGTCAGCGTCTCCAGCGCGGCCAGCTCGGTGCCACGGCCCCGGACGCGGGTGAACTCCGCGGCGAGCTCGTCGTCACTGAGCCCGGCGGTGTTCGCCGGCGTGGCGGCGGTGTTCTCGTCGAACTGCGCGATACGGGTGAGGATGAGCCGGTCAACGGCTCGCAGACCCGGACGGATGTGCTTCACAGCGACTCCTGTGGGTTGGTTTCGGACGGTTGGTCTTCACATCCGGACCGGCCCACAGCGCAGCGTCCGTACACCATCAGAGTACACGTGGCCTTGACACACGCCAGTAATGTCCATACTCTGTCCATACCGGAACGACGACGGAGGACACCATGGCTCTCTACAGCGAAGAGATCGACGGCATCCACGGCTACTGCTCGGTGAGGCTGGTGGACATGGGTAACGGCACCGAGCGCATCCGACTGGAGCACCGCGTCACCACGGACCAGATGCCTGCAAGCGAGTGGGCCAACCTCCCCCGGGCGTACATGCCTCACCGCGTGGCCGGCGTGGCGGTGGATTCCCGGCGCATCGTTGAATTCGTGGACGTGCCTCGCGGTCGGTACATCCCGCAGGAGATGGCTCGCGAACTGGTGAAGAAGCACCTTGGCCAGAACACGGAAATCGAGTGGCTGGGTCGCGGGTGGGCCATCCACTCCAGCTTCAGCACCCGCCGTGCTCGCTGATCACGAACGGACGAGAGCCCCGGGCCCGAGAGATGGGTGCCGGGGCTCTCTGCTGTCCGCACTGGAAGCGGACCGCCAGACTACTTGACGGGCACGGCTTTGTACGAGCCACCGCCACCGGTCGCAATGGCGAGCTTGGCTTCCGCGAGAGAGCCCACGGTCTTGGTCCGGCCGCTGCTCAGCTTCACTTCGTACTGGAGACGCTGACCCTTGCTCTGGCCCCCGCAGTTGCATCCCATGGTCTAGACCTCTCGTGCGGCCCACGCCCACCGGGCACGGGCGTCGTCCACCGATGTTTCACGTGAAACATCGCTCGGTTCCACGGTAACGGGCTCGACGGTGAACTGACCGATCAGCGTGGTCTGGCCCCCGCGCTCCAGCGAGAACCCCACCTTGCGCAGTACGGGGAATCCCGGTGTGTTGACCGCACACACGGCCACCAGCTCCAGGTTCCCGCCCACACGGCGCCAGTCGCCGGACACGTCCAGGTCCGCCAGCTGCTGCACCTTGGCCGGGTCGGCGTACGGCGGCACCCACCCGGCAATCCAGATCCCGTGGTCGTCCTGGCCGGCGAACACGCGCGCGACCGCAGAGCCCACGTCGTCGTAGTGCTGCATGGCGGGCACCACACCGAGGGACGGGTCCGCGTGTCCGCCGCCCACCGTGAGCACGCCGACCGGCACCGTGGCGCCGTCCGCGGTCAGCTGCTCCTGCCGCAGGAAGTGTGCGTACTCCGTGCTGGAGTGGGGCGCCGTGGTGCAGCCGGGCAGGCCGATGTGGCAGGTGCCCCACGTGGCCACGTAGCCGGACACACGGTCGCCCTCCACGGTGACCGGCGTGACGTTCATCGGTCGGGCGAAGTACTCGACCGGGGGCAGCGATGTTTCACGTGAAACATCTCCCGAGGCGCGCAGACTCCAGTCTGAGGACCAAGCCATGTCCTCCTCCGCCTCCACGCGCTGCACGTCCGGCGCCGGGAGCGGGTCGAGCGTGATGGAGACCTCCGCGAACGCGGGGATGGAGACGAGTGTCGCCCCGGCCACGCGCGCGCTGGTGATGACGATGCGATCCTCATCATCAACCACATACGTCATGTCGTCCAGGTCCATCGACGGGCCGATCACTCCGGCCTCGATGAGCTCTTCGGCCTCCCATGCCCCGGATACGTCGAGCATGTGCCCGGTGACCAGGACCAGATCCTGGTGGAACTCGATGGTCTCCATCCGCGCGACCACGACGGCCCCGCCGTGGCCCTCTCCGCTCTCACGCTGCCAGGACAGCGGGAGCGGGAGGTCCCGGGAAGTGAGCCCACCCGGACTGATGATGCGGCCGTCCCCGGTGGGGATGCCGAGCCGGCCGATGACCGACGTGAACCTACGCCCCATCGGGCACCTCCTCGGTTGGTGTTTCACGTGAAACATCGGTCGCTGCTACCCGCTGGTAATACTCACGGGCCGTGAGCTGGGCAAGTCGCGTGTACTTCTGTTCGGTCGTGTGGCCATCCCATGGTTTGTCCGTGGGTCGGGTCCGCCGGACGTGCCGGAACAGTTCTCTGTCTCCGGTCGCCACGTGCCAGGACATCTGACCCTCCGGGGTCTGGATGACCACCACAGCCCAGTCAGGCTCAGACGGGTCCGTGAAGCCCATGTGTGAGGGGTAGCGCGCGGCGAGATTGGCTACCAGCCTGGCCCGCTCTCGATATACGTCGTCCGTCATGGTTCCTGCCTGTCTGTCCAGTCGATGGTGTCACCGAGTGTCACCGGGAGGAAGGTGCAGCGGCACTGAATGACCTCCTGCGCCGGGCCGCGCGGGTCCCCGGGGAAGCGCAGCTGCGCACCGCCCACCACGAACGGCGAACTGAGGAGGGTGCGCTGACCGTCCGCCTCAGTGTGAGTCGGGCGCGTGCGCGCGTCGTCGGTCGACAGCCACACCTTGAAGGGCGCCGGGTCCCCGCGCAGCTCCGCATCCCGCAGGGCGCCGGCGTAGGCCCCAGCGTTCACCGCCGCCATGGTTTCCGTGCGCGCCACCACGGTGGCCCTGTTCGGCCACCGCTCACTGCCCGTCGCCGTCAGCACTGTCGTCACGCGCGCGGCGATGTCGGGGATGGACTCACCGGCCGCGGTTCCCTGTTCGATCTCGCGGACGATCAGCGCGTAGACCTCATCAGGGATACGGGCGAGCCGGTTGCCCACTTCGTTCAGGTACGCGGCGGCAGCAGGATCAGTTAGGGGTTCGTCACGTTGAGTGATCCTGTTGCGTACCCGCTGGTACAGCGAGCCCGCCTCGGGGACCACATCCGAGGCCATGAGCTCACCCCAGTACGCACGGTTCTGCGCCACGTTCTGCGGCATGAGGGGGTCTCCGGTGACCTGCGGCCGGGTGCGGTCCAGCCACCGCGTCATAGAGCGGAACCAGGCACGCCCCATGCGCCGCTCACCGTCCCGGATGAACGCGCTCGCGCGCAGCCTCGCAGCGGCATCAGGGTCCTCGGGGGTGCTCACGGGAGATCCGCGGAGATGTAGCTCGCGAGGATCTCGCGCTCGTGCACGGCGCCCCAATGGAGCCGGTTGCGTACGTAGGCCTGAATGCCCATGCGCAACCCCCGGGGGTCGACGTTGAACGCGTGCGCGATGTTGTCGGTGAACTGGAACGAGCCCTCCATCAGTTCGTTCTCCCGACCGTCCTGCGGGATGACGGTGTGCAGTTCCCACTTGGGGGTGGAGGCGAACTGGCCCCGGTACTGGCGTGTGAGCAGACGACCGCCCGCGCGCGAGAGGGCGTCGAACGCCACCAGCTCGGCAGCAGCCACCAGCCCTTCATCCGGTTCGGCCGGCTGGTTCTGGCGGACGGGCAGTGCCCGCACGGCGGTGTCGTCCACAGACCCGTCCACAGGCTGTGGAGCAGCGGCGGCGGAGACCGTGGGCTCCAGTCCGAGGAGCTCGGCCACGGACGCGTTCTCCAGCGTGGAGGGCGCGTTGAGGACCAGCTGACGTGCCAGGTTGAACTTGGACTCCTCATCGCTCGGGCGCGCGTCGTCCGGCACACCGAACTTTCCGAGCACCCAGTCCACGGACACCAAGTTGTTCTCGAAGAGGTACTTGACGTCTTCCTTGTCGTCCGGCCTGGCGACGATCTCGGTGACGTCCCATGCCAGGACATAACGGTCCGGGTCCGTTACACCCATGGCCTTCAGCGCGGGCCGGAACCACTCCTTCGTGAGGGCCATGCCCAGCTTGAGGAGCAGCGGTTCCAGGTGGATCTTGTAGGTGGTCTCTTCCACCTGCCACGCCGACCAGTGGTTGGCCTCCGCCGTCTGGCCCATGGCCACCTCGCGCGGCATGTCCAGGGTGCGGCCCACACGGGTGAGAGCCTGCTCGCGCAGATCGGTGACCTGGTTGTCCATCTCGGTGGACAGGTCCATGTGCGCGTTGCCGAGCTGAGCGAAGAGCTCCGCGGGGATCTGCGCCATGATCGGAACCTGGGCGGCGGCGGTCCCCGGCTGCGCGATGGACGCCTCCGACGCCTCCATCAGCAGGGCCATGAACGATTTCGCGTCGGCCGACTCGTTGTCCGCGGTGGGAAAGTCCAGCTCCTGCGGCAGGAACAGGATGCCGTTGCCCGCAAGCCGGGAGTCCAGCCTGGCCGCGATGTTCTGGCTGGTCTTCTCGACCTCTTGCAGGATCGGGAGCGCGGCGCGCATGGCGGAGTCCGCGTGCGTCTGGTCGTCCGGGTGCGGGGACCAGATACGGATCAGGCGGTCCACGCCCTGCCGCAGCTTGGTCCACACGCCGGTCAGCGGGTCCTTGTACGACCATGCGGCGCCCTGCATACGTACGCCGGTAGCGCTCAGCGCGAGCCACCGGTCCGGCGTGGAGCCGGGCTGCGGAATGATCAGGATGAACGTCTCGCCGCTCACCTGCCAGTGCAGGGTCATGGTCGACTGGAGCTGCGGCCTGTCGTCGGCCCCGCCCAGCACCTCGGTAACCGCGGCCTGCGCGCGCGGGTCCTCGGTCGGCCCCGAAATCAGGCCGGTCTCCGGATCGATCTCGGCTGCGTACAAGGTTGCCCGGCTGATCGCATTGGCCAGGTAGTTGAAGGCGAACCGGAGCTCGCCCACCGCGTCGTAGAAGTACCACGCTTGTTTCTGCCACCCGGCGTCTCCGGATCGGGCGTTCCACGCCTGGCGTCCGGCAATGCCCTCCAGCGGCATTGCGGCCGCGAGCAGGGAACGCCCCCGCGCCGGGACACCACGCGCCGCAGCCGTCTCCGTCTGTGCCTTGCGGCGCAGGCCACCCGGGAGCTTCCCCATCACTCACCCCGCTCTGTCACCGACGCCAGGAAGCCCGCCGCGTACGAGCCGGACAGGGCCAGGATCACCACCATGAACGGCATGGTCTCACCCCATGCCGCATACGCGCCTGCGCCGGCCGCGCCGACGTACATGGATGCGCACCAGTCACACACGATCAGGTAGGCCAGCTTGGACCTGAACCCCGTGGACCGGGGCAACTCTTCCTTGCCGATCAGAAGCCAGGTGACCACCGCATTGCGGGGTGCCTCGAACAGAGTGTCGGTCGTGATCACGCGCGTCATGCGCGCCACGGCGAGCAGGGTCAGAAGGATGATCATGCTGGGCGTCTCCTCATGCGTTCCAGGGGATGGACGCCGGAGCGCCGTCGTGCGGTCTCGAGTCCGAGTGCGTGAGGACTGACCACCTGCGCGGTGCTCTTCTCCCGGCCGAGCAGGTACGTGACACCGTGCACGCCGGCGTCGATACGGTCCGGGCTCTCGCGCTCTTTGGGCTTGTCGCTGTGCGGGTTCCAGGTGGTCAACTGGTCTTCGTACTTCGGGAACGATCCCACGTGGTGAACCTTCCCCTGCTCGTACCGCATGGCCATGGGCTGCGCGCGCAGCGTCTTGCCCTGCTGAGCCGTCACCTTGCGCAGGAAGCGGAAGGGAGAGGGGACCGTCTTGGGTTCACCCTCCTCGCCCTCCGGCCCGATGACCGCGTCCACGGGCGCGTCCTCATCACCCATCTGGATCGCCGCACGCTGCCCGGCATCGAGCCCGTGATAGTCGGCGTACGCGTCCACCAGACCGTTGCGCAGCCACTGCTTGCCGTAGTTGTCCTCATAGACCAGAACGTCGGCGTCGTGCTCATAGAACGCCTTCCATGCCCTCAGACCGGTCTCGCGCGCCGTGAGGTGGCCGGAGTAGTCCGCGAGCACGTACGCGTGCCGGTCCGCGGTACCGCGCCCCACCACCAGGATGCCGGCCTCATCACCCGTGCCCGTGCCCGCCGGGTCCACGCTGACCGCCTTCAGGTCGAGCTCGGGAGCAGTGAGCACGCGGGCGGCTTCGATCCACGCGCGCCGCACCAGCGCACCGGGAAGATCCTCCAGGATCTCCGCGTCCAGCTCCTGGCGCCCGAGCGTGGTGCCGGCGTACCGGTCCACGACCGTGCGCGCGAACGTGGGGGCCAGATTGTGCAGGTTGGCGTAGGTGGAGCCGGAGACGGTCACCGCACGCTCGGACGCCTTCAGCCACTTGATCAGGGGCAGAGGGCGGGGCGTGGTGGTCGTGCACACCTGCGGGTGCTCACCCAGGCGCATGCCCATGCTCAGCATGTCCCAGGCGTACTGGAGGTAGCGCCAGGCGGCGAGCTCATCGGCCCATGCATAGTGGTGCTGGGGGCCGCGCAGACGCTCGGGCTCGTCGGCCGAGTAGCAGAACTGCATGGCGCCGTTGGGGTACACCAGGCGCCGCTTGGAGGGCTGGTACTCCGGGCGGAAGCCGGGGCGCGCGCAGGCCAGGATGCCGCTCTCTCCCTCCACCATGATGTCCCGGACGTCGGCGGCGGTCGGCCCGACCAACGCACCCCGCTCCTCATTCTTCGCCTTGCCGATCACCCACTCGGCCCCGGTGCGCGTCTTGCCGAACCCACGGCCGGCGAAGAGGTTCCAGTAGTCCCAGTCAGCCCCCGCCGGCGCGCGCTGCTCACTGCGGGCGTGCTTGTTCTGGCGCCCCGGGTGGGGCAGTCCGTCGCACTCGGGACGGTCACACAACCAGGGACCGCGGCCGGATGCCTTCTCGTCGGCCAGAGCCTGAAGCCCGGTGAGCAGCTCAGCGAGATGCTCCTCCGGCCAGTTGCGCCACCCCGGGGGCAGGGTGGGCGCACTGGTCATCGGCGCCGTGGCAGGTTGCAGGATCCTTCGTGGCCGTCCAGCCGGACACAGCCGCTGGTCCTGCGGCACGGCGTGAACACACCGTCCACGGCTACCCCTCCCCGGCCAGCTTGCTAATCAGGTTCTCGATTGCCTTGCTGATCTCCGCCTTGGTGTCGTCGGCCGGCTTGCTGAGGTCGACCGCGAACTGATGGGACTGGCGTGCGGCACCGAGGGCCGTGGAGAACCGGACGGACGGGTCGGCACCCTCGGGCAGGATCTCCACGTTCCGGCGCAGCTTGGCCATGAGGGCGGTGGCGAGATCCTCGTGCTGGGCCGCGATGCGGGCCGCCATGGTCTCGTACGCCTCTTCAGCCTTCCGGCCGGGCATGGAATCCCATGCCGATGTTCGTGACACCCAGTTATGGGCGGCGGACCAGCGGCTCATGATCGTTGTGGATTTTCCCAACGTGCGAGCGACTTGTTCCAGACTGCGTTCCGGGCCCATGTCACGGTACGTGACGAAAGCCCCATACGCCTTGCTGGTCTCGTCCGGCTGACGGTCCCACGGGCGCAGGTCATCGGTGCTGTCGCCCATGATCATCACCCCTTGCCGACGGCGACGTAACCGGCCACGGCGACCGCCGCCACGCTCATCACGCCCTGCGTGATCTGAAGCGGCCACCGGCGCTCCTCGAGCTTACCGAGCCGTGTGTCGAGCTTGTCGATATCCTGGCCGTTCTCGTACTCCGCACGTGCCAGGAGGTTGATGTCTCCGCGCACAGCGGTGAACCCCTGCTGGACCGTACCGTTGAGTCTCTCCATCTCCAACGCCACCCGGTGCAGGTCATCAGCCGAGGGCGGGGTCATGAAGCGTCCCGCTGACGGATGAGCTCCTCCGCGATGAACCGGAGGTAGGACTCCAGCGTCCAGTACGGGTTCGTCTGATGATCGGGATGGTTGCGCGGGGAGGGAATGGCATCCGTCTCGGCTACCGCCTTGTACGCCTCGGGCTTTACCGGCTCCCCTGTCACGGGCTCCTCCTTCTGTGCCGGGCTCCACGACGCGACATGGGCCAGACGCTGGGCGACATCCTGGCGCAGCACGGTCGGGGTGAACATGAACCGGCCGCGGGTGCCGTATCCGGCCACCGGGCCGCGGGGGTCAGGCTTGCCCTCCACCGAGGTCTCCTTGTGGCAGGCGACCGACTCGGCAGACCACCCGTACACCCGGCAGAACGCTGCGTTGATGCGTACCAGTGCGTCGTACTGGGCTTCGGGGTAGACATCGTCGTTGTCCCCGAGGTTCTCGACCTCCCACCCGTACGAGACGTCGTTGCCGTCCACGGTGCCGGTCGACTTGTCTGGACGCGGGTGGGGGACCTGTTCGTTCACGAAGGAGTCGTAGGCGTTCTTCGCCATCAGACCGGCGTGGTTGGCCCGGCCGGAGCACGTGAGCGTCAGCAGACCCGTCTTGTTCAGGTGACCGTGCGCGAGCGGCGGCGGGAGACCGGGACGTCCCTGCTCGGCCACCACCTTCAGCGAGGCGGTGGACGCGGTGTGGTGGTTGAGGAGCAGATGAACCGGTCCGAACGGCTTGCCGGTCTCGTCGTCCCGCTCGCGCGTGCGCCATCCCGGGTACTCCGCCACCCGCACGCCCTCCGCGCGCAGGATGCTGACCATCCGGTCCGGTGTCAATGGCTCGCCCATGGGTCCTCCCTCTGTCGTCGGGCCCAGGATAAGCCGAAGAGCCCTGTACGTCATGTACAGGGCTCTTCGTGACAAGGGTGAGCTCAGTCGCTCCCGCCGCCGGAAGGGTGCGGTTCGTCGTGTCCGGCCGCGGGTTCGACCTCATTGGTCTCGTCCGCCTCCGCCGGCGGGGCCACCTCATGCGCGCCGCTGGGGTCATCGGGGAACGTGCTCACGCCGGCACCGTCCCGGTTCCCTTGCACCCGCTGCACGTCTCATGATCGGTGTACAGACGGACAGGCGGCCCAGGATCGGTGCGGGGTGTGGTGACGACTCCGGAGCCGTAGCACACCGGGCACGTCTTCTCGTCGTCCGGCATCGGGGCCTCCTCAGTACGGCGGGGTGGGACCGGGGATGTTCGGCTTCGGTTTCGGCTGACCCTCTTCCTTGGGCCGTGGCTGCGGTGTGGTCACTCGTCATCTCCTCCGCGCCCCGGCGGGGGCTCCAGGATCGGTCCGGGTTCCGGCGGTGTACTCATTGACGCACCCTCCCGCTTCCACCGCAGCTGCTGCACTGGACGGGGGTCGGCTGCGGTCCGTCGTTCGTCTGCACGATCTCGTCGACCTGGCCGGAACCGTTGCAGTTCAGACAAGGGATCTCTTCCGTCATCGCATGCGCTCCCAGGTGTTGGTGTACGGGTTCAGGTAGTGCTGTCCGTCCAGGGACACGATCGGGACGGGGATGCGCCGGGGTTCAGGGGACCGCGTCACCTTCCGGCGCCCGAGGACAGCGGCGACGGGCCACCCCGTGACTGCCCACAGGCCGCAGGTGAGCAACGACAGCACCAGGTGCAGCCCGTGGTTCGCGCCACGGCGCTCGACCGTCTTCACAGTGCTGCTCCGACCCGCAGCCCCACGGCCACCAGCGCGAGACCGGCCCCGATGCCGAGCACGAACTGAGTGATCACCCACATCGCGTCACGCACTGGGACTCACCTCCGGGCTTCCGGCCAGGTCCCAGCGCCAGTGATCCGACGGATGGTCGGTCATCAACTGGTAGTACTCGATGACGGCTGGACGGGAGCCAGAGCCGGGGCGAACCTGCGCGACCACAGAGAAGCCGTGGCCACCCGGCACGCGCGTGGCCACCCGGACCAGCTGCCTTCGCTCGGCCGGGCTGAGCTGGGTGTAGGTCTTGCCCACCGGGCAGATTTTCACCTGGACGAACAGGACCCACCACTCATTGACCGCGACCAGGTCCGCCGCACCCTTGGACGCAGCCGATCGAATCACGTCGTAGCCGAGCTCCCGCAGCTGGTCCGCCACCTGGTTCTCCGCGCGTGCACCCCGCCGACCCTGGTTCACCGCTTCCTCCACCACTGAACGGTCTGGACCACCGCAGAGATGGCCACACCCATCAGGACCGCCTGCCACCAGTTCATGCGTCCTGCACCTCGATGAAGAACTCCGTGCCGTCACCCGTCTCGACAGCCACCACGTGAGACTGATCGCTCTCCAGCCTCTCAGGCGACCATGCGCGAGTCTGCGGGTGCTCCTTCAGCACTACCGCAAGGATCTCCGCCACTTCTTCCTTGGTCATGCGTCCTCACCCTCCCGGTACAGCTCCATCGCGTAGTCATAGCCGGTCCAGTTGTCGACGCCCGCAGTCTCCAGGGCGCGCAGCTTCCGGGCCTCCTGGCGCAGGTCGTTCAGCTCCTCCAGGTCGACAGTTGTGAACTCACGGCCGCTCGGGTCCGGCTGAGAGACGACCAGCGACACGGCGCCGTCCGGGGTCATCACCACCAGGCTGTCGGCGGTGGCCTGCACGTCGCCGTACTTGGGGCTGTGGCGGCGCAGGCACGCGGCCACCGCGTTCAGCAGACGTACGTGAGCGTCGCTCTTCACGGGGCCTCGACCACCGGGGGCTTGATGACGACGTCTTCCGCCGGCGTCTCGGGGTCCGGGTCTACTGCCGAGCCCGTGACCGCGATCCGGGCCAGAGTGCCGCCGTGGTGGACCAGTCCGTCGGAGACCGCCTGCGCGGTGATGCCCACCAGCGTCTCCAGATCCCGCGTGTCGTCGGCGGGGAAGGTGGCCTCCGCCACGAAGCTCACTCGCTTGAGTCCCATTGCTCCTCCTCGGATGAGGAGAGGGAGCCCTGCCTCAACCGCCGTACCGTGCTTCGCCTCACGAAACGCGGTACGGGAACAGGGCCCCCTCTCGGGTGTCAAGACTTCCATACTCTGTCTACATATACAAGTCGTTCCACCGCTGGGCAAAGGTGAACGGCTTGCCCTGCCCGGCCGTGATGTTCACCGGGATGGAGGAGCCGGCGGGGGCCCACTGAAACGACATGCAGTCCTGGACCACCGCAGCCACGTCCAGCGCATCCGTCTCCGGGACGCTCAGAACGATCTCGTCGTGGACGATCACGCGCAGCATGGGGAGCACCTCGGGAACGCGGCGCGCAATCTCCAGCAGGCCATGGGCGATGACGTCCCGGGTGGTGGACTGCCCGATCATGGCGGGTGCCTGTGTGTACGCGCGCATGGGGTCCACGCGCAGCCGGCGCCCCCACCCGTTGTCCAGGAGTACCCCGGCCTCTCCCTGCGCCCGTACGCGGTCCTGCCACGGGCGCACCATGGGGAAGGCGGTGGCCATGTACTGCACGACCGCGTCCGCCGCCGCAGGGTCGGCCCCCTTCATCTCCCCCATGGCGCGCGCACTGCGGCCGTACAGCCACCCGAGGTCGAACGTCTTGCCCTGCTTGCGGGGCACCCGGGCCATGGCCGAGATCTCGGTGTGGATATCCCGCTCCGGGTCGTTCAGCAGCGCGATCAGGGCCGGGTCCTGCGCATGGGCCGCCACGCCCCGGATGTCGATCTGGTCCAGGTCGATGCTCACCAGGACATGGCCCGGGTCCGCGGTCAGGAAGTGCCGCTCGCTGTCGGCGACGCCTTTCTTCAGCACGGTGAGCCCGCAGCTCCAGCGGCCCGTGGACTGGAAGGGTTCGAAGGTGTAGCGGGCCCGCCCGTCGTCGGGACTGATGTGGTCCAGGATGTTGCGCGCGCTGTTGCGGATGCCGTTCATCTCCTGCACGGCCTCGATCAGCGCGAGGGCCGGGTGACCGGAGGAGGCGAGGAACTCGGCCACGTGCTCCAGGACTTCCTTGCCGATGGACAGGTCACCCTTCTTTCCGCGGGGCCAGGAGCTGAGGTCGATGCCCATGTCAGTGAGGGCGCCCTCCAGCACCTCCTTACCCACCGCAGTGCGCTGGGGTGCAGCCGAGGGCTTGCCCGCTTTGTTGGTCAGCGGGAAGCCGTAGGTGTCCGCGAGCAGGGTCCGGCCGGCGGCCGCACGCGCCTCCAGCTGGGCTGCTCTCTCACGCAGGCCGGGCAGGTCCACGGCGAACCCGTTCAGCGTGGTGCGGGCGGTGACGGTGGCCACCCACGCCTCACGCTCCTCGTACGGGTCCCACGGAATGGCCCGGTTGAGGGCGGCGGTGATGCGCAGATCCTCACGCAGGTACTCCGCGTAGCGCGGGTCACCGGCGGGGATGTGGTCCCATCCGCCGTACTCCTTCGCCAGCTGTTTGCCGAGGTCCGACTTGCTCTCGCCCAGGTAGCGCTCCGCCAGTGCGTCCATGGAGTAGCTCTTGAACCCCGGGCCGGCGGAGGTCTGGTACGTGGTGGGCGGGTCGTGCTGGAAGGCGGCGGTGCGCAGGTCCCGGCTGAACGGGATGGTCTCCTCCACCGGGATGCCGCAGTGCCGGTCCAGGGCGGGGAAGTCGAACAGGTTGCCGTTGACCGTGGCGGTCCACACGGCGGGTCCTACGCCCATGAACGGGCCGACGTGACTGCCGTACCCCACCAGACGGACGTACCCGGGGGTAGGGGGCAGGCGATAGAGATCATCGGCACTGCCCGTCTCGATGTCGAGTGCGGTGTACCGCTCCACGCCGGTCATGCGAACGGGTTCTTGGTGGGCGCGTACCCGTGCCACTCGTCAGGTGCCTCTTGTGCACCATCAGGTGCCTCTTGTGCACCATCAGGTGCCTCTTGTGCACCATCAGGTGCCTCAGCCGTCTGACCTGCGTACTCCGCGGCCATCCGCTCGCGCTCCGCTCGACTGGGGGCCAGTCGACGGTCCGGAGGCGTGCAGGCTTCCTCCAGCCACAGCCGAGCAGCCTGCTCCATCACGCGGGAATAGGGCAGTCCGCGGCGTTTGGCCTCTCGCTTCACAGATGTCCAGAGCGGGTGGGTTTCTTCGTTGATGTGAACGACGATGCGTCCGTAGATCTGACTCATGGAGCCCACAATACACGTGAGGTACCTCTTGTGCACAAGAGGTACCTCACGTGGCCTTGAAGCTATTACCGCAGCTCACTGGGATAAGACCTACTGCTAATGGTTGAATGTTCAATCAGGTGCCACGTGTGCCAGCATTCTCAGAATGTTTCTTATGCGGAGATCGGTCTAGCGATCAATGGAGAATGCTGGCACTGCTGGCACGTCACGGAACGACTACTCTGTGTTACAGGTGTGTGGTGACTGCGGGTAGCAGTGCAACCCCACTCCAGTAGCGGCCTCCGGTGCGCCTCTTGCTGTACTCCACCCCGGCCGCCCGGATCATGTGGTGCTCCAGGAAGCGGGAGTGGAACAGCTTCTGTGACCAGGGCTTATGCCCTCGGGTGGCCAACCACTGACCGAACGCCTGAAACACATCCGTGGTACCGGTCTCACCATCGGCGCGGAAGTCCAGCCGCTCGTCCGCGAACTGGTGGATCAGGTCCCCGTCCCGGCGCCATGCTGCGGTGTCGAGCGCCACGCCCACCGGGGGCTCCGGCATCACCCGGTCCAGCGCGTACCACCGGACGGCGCCCTGAACCGCCCACGTGAGGCACGCCGCGGCCACCGACTCCTGCGTCTGGCACCGCTCCCTGAGTCCCGGGTCCCCGATCCGGTCGTCCGGCCCGGTGACGTCCTCGGCGCGGCGGCGGTAGGTGTAGGGGAACTTCACCAGGAGCAGACGACGCCAGGCCGCATGGTCCGTCTCCGCCACCAGGGGGATGTGATTGGTGTTGATGAACAGCGCATGCGTGGCGGAGAACTCCACGAAGTCCTGCCGCATCCGCCGGCCCTTCATGTCCGGCGTGCCGACGATGTCTTTCACCTTCTGTACGTCCAGATGCCGGGCCTCGGGGGTCTCCTCGACGATGGCGTACCGGGCGCCCCGGAAGTCCATGAGCTCCGTGGGGTGCTCGTTCGGGTTGCCCATGAGCACGCGGTGGGTGACGCGCACGGCGAAGGTGCCTGCGGTGCGCCGGATCAGGGACCCCAGGGTGGACTTGCCGTTCTCGCCGCCGCCTTGCTGCACCAGCATCACGTCATCAGGAGTCATGTAGCCGGTGAAGGACTGCCCGATGCGCACCTGATACCACGCGTGCAGCTCAGCGGGGAGAGCGCACAGGGCCTGCCTGAAATCCGGTGAGTCCGCAGACGGGTCGTAGGGGGCCCCGGCCACCTTGGTAAAGAGGTAGCCCGGGTCCTGCTCCATGAGCTCCCCGGTGCGCAGGTCCACGACACCGTTGGGGCAGTTGAGCAGATCCGGGTGAGCGTCGAACTCAGCGGGATCGATCACCAGCGGGCCGCGGGACAGGGATGTGAGAGCCTTCAGCCGACTGGACGTCAGCACCTTGCGCCACTCGCCCATGCGGTCTTCATTCTCCCGGGAGCGCTCCGCCTTGTACTCCTCGATGGCCTGTGTCCACCGGTCCTTTGCCCAGAGCCGGATCTGCTCAGTCACTACAGACTCGTCCGTGTCCACCCACCGGCATCCGTCGTACCGGTGCCACCCGATGTTCCGGGCGTAGAGGAACTGGCCGGACAGTGCCTCTTCGCAGACCGTGTCCGTGAGGAACGCGTCCGTGAACGACGCGTCCAGGTCACGGCTGTCGCCACGCGGTGCGCGCTCGGACGCGGCTGCACGGAGTACCTCGGGTGTACCACCGGCGGCAAAGAAGTCATCGACACCCTTGACCGGCGTGCCCGCTACCTGATCCGGCACGGGCAGGTACAGAGCGGTAGCCCCGCGAGCTCGCAGGAACCCGACAAGCCGCTTCATAGCGGCCATCACTTGCGGGTTGGACAACGCGTCGGAATCGAAGCATACGATCACTTCTCGCCCCTTTAGCGGCACGTCCTCCCACTCGGCCACCGGTCCCTGGGCCGCTCGCCAGTTCCACACCCCCGTGATCGAGACCACGGCACGGCCCAGGGTCGCCAGACAGTCACCTTTCTTGACCCCCTCGGTCACCCACAGCGTCTGGCCCACGTCCGCCACCCGGTCGGTGCACAGCGGATGGACGTCGAGACGGTTACCGTGCCCGTGCGGCGAGACGTACTTCATGGGCTTGTCCGTACCGGGCTTGACCTGCGGCACCGCCGGCTTGAACTGGAAGCCGTGGCACTCCCCGGTCCGGGCCCGGTACATGGGCACCAGGAGTCCCGGGAAGGCGTCATCGGAACGCACCGCCCACGAGGGAAACCCTCGTTCCCGCAGCTTCTCCCTGTCCTGCGCCGTCACCGTCTGGTACCAGCGACCCGACGCCAGCTCCGGAGAGATACCGGAAGCCCGGAGCTCTGCCGAGTGATCGGCAGACAGGACCGCGGTCAACGGTCACCGTCCGAGCGCTGAGCCAGGAAGAGGTCAGTGAGCCGCTCAAGCTCAGCCCCATTCCCCTGCCTCCTGATGCGGTCTACGGACATGCGCAGTGCGGTACGAAGACCGTGCCCGGCTCCCGTCTCCAGCTCCAGGTAGGCAATGGCTTCCGCCGTAGCCCATTCCCGTTCGGAAAGACGCACGCTGCGTGACTCACGCCGTGCTCGTTTGATCGTCGCCATGCAGGGACGATAACACACAACCCGTGGCCCACATGTGCTACGTTACGACCACGACGACAGAGAGGAACCGATCATGTCTGACAGCTACTTCCTGCGGCCTCACCCCGGTGGCCCCGCGCTGGAGATGAGGCCGGGGGTGAGCGGTCGCGTTCTCCTCTCCACGGCCCATGATGTGTCCGAACCCCATGTGGTGCTGGATCCGGGCCAGGTGGAGGAGGTGTGCCGGGTCATGTACCGCTACGCAGGTCTGGAGTGGCCTGAGCTCACGATGGATGACGCGCCGTGCACGACCCGGTTTCGTGAGGGCGAGTGCGCCGGCAAGATGGGCCACCCGGGGGCCTGCTCCGTCTGGGGAGACGGGATCCCCGGTGACTGGTGGCGCGGGGTTGCCACCCCGGCTGAGCAGACACCGCCCGCGGACCTGGCAGGACACCCGGAGGAGTGCCATGGTGAGGCCTGCTACGCCGCGCCACATCGCAGTCGTGCTGACGGGCGACTGGGGGACATCGTCAACTTGCTGAACGAGATCAGGGACCGTCTTCCCGCTCCCCCTTCGCCGGTCTGCGGTGCCGACAACTCAGCGCACAGCGGTGATCTGAACTGCGAGCTCCCCGCGGGTCATGAAGGGCGGCATGCGGCGGACAACGCCAGCTGGCCGGTCCTGCACATCCCGCTGAGGCATCCGCCCACCGGCATGTGACACGACGAGAGCCCCCACCCGCTTCTTACTCGGGTGGGGGCTCTCTGTCAGGTATGGACGCACTGATGATACTACCAACGGCGCCGGGGCCGGGCAGGCTGTGTGCCGGCGGGAGCACCGGGTGGTGGTGTGTCCTGCCCCTCGGTCCGGCGGGCGGCGATGACCTGGTCCGTCTGCGCGGCGAGGAACACCACGCGGCCCATGACATCCAGGTACTTGGTCAGGACTCCGGTCTCTGCCCATCGGCTGACCGTGCGCGTGGACACACCGCAGGCGGAGGCCACCTGGCCCCGGGTGAGCGTCTTCTTTCCGGGCGGGGCGGGAACCGGGTCGGCCCCCCTCCACCGCTTGTCTCGTCGTACGGCCGTGATTCTCATACCGGGCACCGTACCCCGCATGTCCGTGCCATGTCCATACTTGACGGTCTGACCGCGTGTCCATTAATCTTCCATACATGACACGTACGAGAGTAGCGATGGCGTACCAATTCGCTTTCCCCCGCAAGGCAGACATCGATGAGTTCCGGCGGTGGCGGCAGGACCCGGGTGTGTTCCTGCCCGGATCTCCCCGCAGGCGTGCCGCCATGGACTCCGTCTCAGGACTGACAGAGCGCCTCGGCCTGCACGACGACTTCCACCGTGAGCTCCCCCGGCTGACCGGACGTGGCAACGGGCGGCGGCAGGGAGAGCGGTTCGGGTGCCCTCCACCCCCGCAGATGACGTGGGAGATCTACCGCACACTGCGGATCCACGGATACATCACCCGGGAAGCGCGGCAGACCGTTCCGCTCACCGGGCTCCAGCTGTACGTCCTGCGCGGTGTGGCCCACGGCCGGCGCATGACGGAGATGGCGGAGGAGAACGGCGCATCGGTATGCCGCATGCGGGAGGTGGCCATCCGGATGTACCGCGAGCACGGCTGTCTGACGCAGGCGGACATGGTGGGCTGCGCCTACCGCAACGGATGGCTGCCCGACCACGAAGAGTTCCGCCACCTGCTCACCGGATCCCGGTACGTGCTCGCCCCCGGTTACATCAAAAAGGAGAACCCGTCATGACCCACATCCCTGATCTCGTGCTCGCCCAGCTGGACATGCACGTGGCCAAGACCCGGCTGGACCTGGAGACGATCAAGACCAAGCTGGAGGGTGAGCGCGTGCAGCTCACCCGCTCTCGTGTCCTGCGTGCCGAGCGCGACCGTCTCACCGCGGAGCTCCAGGCATGGGAGTACGTGCGCGCTCACGCCGCAGGGGTGTCGGTCATGCACGACCTGGAGGAGAGGTTCCCGCGCGAGGAGTCGACCACCGCAGCCGGGATCGAGCCCGCTCAGTGTGACGACTGCGATCACCGCCACGCGCGCGGGATCATGTGCACGGTCATGCTGTCCGGCGGACACTGCGGGTGCAAGCGATGACCCCCGAGGTGGCGAGCCTGCTCCTGCGGTGCTTGGCCGCACTGGCGGATGAGGGTATCGGACCGCGGTCGTACAACGGGACCGACCCGGATGAGTATCCCGGTGATGATCATCTGTACGCGCAGGCGGTCAAGGTGATCGGTGAGGAGAACGTGTCGCACTGGGAGCTCCTGGAGATCATCCCGGGCCTACGTGAGAGGGGGTTGTTGTGACCATCCGTGCCGTCTTCCGTGTGCAGTGCGACGGGCCGTGCAAGGGGTGGCTCCTCTCATACACGACCGCGGCCGGAACGGAGCCCGCAGCTGCGAGGTTCCCTGGTGAGCGTGCGGCGCGTACTGCGGCTCTCGGTGCCGGGTGGCAGCGCTCTCCCCTGGACCCGGCCCGCTTGAAGTGGCTGTGCCCGGACTGCAAGAGCAACCCGCTCGGGATCGTGCTGCCACCGGAGCCTGCTTGTTCTGACCCGGAGATCGGTCACGTCGCCAACTTCAACGGGCGGTGCGCGCTGTGTGATCGCAGGATGGAGGACGAGTGAGCGCCACGCTGAAGCTGCGCGACTACCAGCGCGGTGCGATCGATGCGCTGTTCGCCGCGTGGACCGAGGGCATGAAGCGGCCGGCCGTGGTGCTCCCCACCGGATCCGGGAAAACGGTGATCTTCTCCCACCTGATCCGGGAGTTCAGGCCGTGGGCGGATGACGATACGCAGTCAGGCGTCCCGGTCAACCACGGTGGCCGGGTCATCGTTCTCCTCCACCGTGACGAGCTGGCGGATCAGGCCATTGCGAAGATCCGTGCGGTGGCGCCGGACCTGAGCGTCGGCAAGGTGAAGGCGCAGGAGAGCGAGATCTACGCCGATGTCATGGTGTGCTCGGTGCAGACACTGAGCCGGTCCAACCGCCTGTGGGCTCTGACTGCGGCGCAGGACACGTACGGGGCGGTCGGCCTGATCATCACCGACGAGTGCCACCACGCGGCCGCGCAGTCCTACCAGACGATCTTCAACGCGTTCCCTGGTGCGCTGCACGCGGGCTTCACCGCCACGCTCCAGCGCGGGGACGATGTCGGTCTGGGGTCCACATGGAACGACGTCGTCTACTCGCGCTCCATCCTGTCGATGGTCAAGAACGGTCACCTGGTGGCGCCCCGGGCGTGGACCGAGGACATGGGTGGACTCGACCTCCAGAGCGTGAAAACCACCGGGGGCGACTACCAGACCGCGGACCTCGGACGCGCGCTGGAGGAGTCGGACATGGCCGGCTCGCTGCCCGCTCTGCGCAAGCAGCACGCGGACGGCCGGCCGACGGTCGTGTTCACCCCCACGGTGGCCACCGCGGAGGGCGTGGCCGAGGCCTTCTCCGACTTCGGCACCACGTCCGCTGTCGTCACGGGGGAGACCCCGCGCGAAAGCCGGCTGAAGATCTTTGAAGACTTCCGCCTTGGGCGCACCGAGGTGCTCGTCAACTGCATGGTCCTGACGGAGGGATTCGACGCGCCGTGGGCCTCCTGCGCCATCATCGCGCGACCCACACGGTCACAGCCGCTGTACGTGCAGATGGTGGGCCGCGTGCTTCGGCCGTGGCCGGGCAAGACGGACGCGGTGGTCCTGAACGTCGCCGGGGCCGGCGGGAAGCTGTGCACGCTGGTTGATCTCGAGCCCGGGGCCGTGAAGGAGGTGAAGGAAGGCGAGTCACTGGACGAGGCTCTCGAGCGCGAGGAGCAGGAAGCGGCCGAGAGCCTCGAGGGATTCAAGCGGCGTGCTCGCCAGATCAAGGTCACCGAAACCGAGCTGTTCGCGGCGAGTCATCAGGCGTGGCTGCGGACCGCGGGCGGGGTGATGTTCCTCAGCGCCGGCGAGTGGACCTACTTCCTGTGGCCCTCCTCCACGGAGCCGGGGACGTGGGACGTCTTGCGCCACCCAAAGCGGGGTGCGTGGCAACGAACCGAACACGCGGGTCTGACGGTGGAATTGGCCATGTCGTGGGCGGAAGCGGAAGCGGAGGACAACGGGTCGTTCTCGATCGCCCGGTCCGCGTCCTGGCGCAAGGGGCGGCCCACTACTCCGATGCTCCAGTACGCATACATGCTCGGTATCGACACGACCGACATGGACAAAGCAGCCGTGTCGAACGCCATCTCGTACGTAAAGGAGTCCCGCATCCTCGACCCGTACATCGGGGTCGTGTGACGGCTTGACTCTACGTCCATACTGTGTCCATAATAAAGACGTAAGCACGACCCGGAACACGAGGAGAACAGCATGGGCAAGCACAGCGGACCCGGAGACGCAAGGGCCGGTACGGACGCCGGTCCCGCGTTCGAGAAGCTGGAGCCGGAGGAGAAGGCCGACGAGTTCGACGCCTCCACCGAGGACCCGCGCGGTTATGCAGCGCGCAACTTCGGCGCCGACCCGCAGAGCGCCGGATCCCGGCCGCTCGCGTGACACAGGGCGACTGGCTCACCGTGGGGGCCGTACTCATCGGGTGCGGCCCCTACGTGGGTGCTCTGGTCTACATCACGTGGTGCGCCATCCGTGCCCACGGAAAGGATGAAGTCTGACATGGACATCGATCTCGGAAGCTTCTGGTTCGGTCTGATGACCGGCCTCCTGATCGCGCTGGTAGTGATGATCACGGTGGCGGTGTCCATCGGCCGGAACAAGAGGGGGAACCAGACATGATCACGGACAACCTGATCGAACTGGCCGTGGTCATCGGTGTATTTGCGGTGCTCGGCATCGACGCGTGGAGAGGTAGGGGGAAGTGATGTTCGAGTTCGCTGCGTTCGGGTTCGTCACACTGGTCTGGTGGACGTGGCCGGCCATCGCGGGGATTGTGTTCGTCTCGATGTGGCTGGTCCTCTGGCTGGACAGCCGTAAGGAGGGGCAAGCGGACTCCGGTCCGTATCCCTGTCTCGCGCACCTCGGCACCGAGCCGGACGGCATGGAGTGGTGGTGCTGGCTCCGCGAAGGACACGCCGGCGTGCACCTCAACCCGTGGGGCGTAGATGTGAATCAGCCCCTGGTAGAGCCCAGTGGGACGGCGTACTTGACCGACGACGGGGACTACGCCTTTGAGCCCGACGACTATCCGGAACAGAACTTCCACAGCTGAGACACTGACCGGCCGCGGGACGCGCGGCCGGTCCCCGGCATTGTGGCACCGTCAGATAGACCACATCGAGAGGACGACATGAGCGAGACAGCAGAGAAGCCACGGGGCGCGTGCACCGGGTGCAAGTTCGAATATCAGCTCGGGAGGGGCAAGGGGGAGTACAAGGGGATGCTGGTGGTGCGGAAGCACCTCTCGCGTACAGGCCCCGGCGAGTGTGAGGGCTCGCGGAAGCCTCCGGCCGGAGCGGACACCACCCCCGCAGACCAGGAGTGGGGCGGTCAGGAGTGGCAGACGCCGGGCAAGGTGGCCGAGCCCGCACCCGATGCGGAGCAGCGAGACGGAGTGCCGCCCGTGTTCTACGCGTCGTACGACTCGATCGGGTCCTGTGAGGATCCGATCAGCGAGGGTGACCTGATCCAATCGGACGGTCACGGGGGCTACGTCTGCACGGACTGCATCGTCGAGCCCGAGAATGGCGCCGACCAGCACGCGCACCAGTACACGTGGGCCGACGACGGGAACGGTAACAGCGGCTCGTTCTGCGGAATCTGCGGTGAGCCGGAGCCCATGTACCCCCTGCCGCACGACCGGGGCCACGAGACCATCACCCACATCCCGGACGGTCACGACTTCACCGACTCCTCGGGCGCGACGTGGCGCCACGGCGGGGCGTTCGACGACTGCACCACAGTGGAGTGCGTGCAGTTCCGCAACCGGCTGAACCCATCGACCATGGGACTGAAGCGTCTGGACACACCCGAGCACGCATGCAGCCACGGTGTGTTCATGGAACTGCGCAACTGTCCGGAGCACGGCTACCCGACCGAGGTCGTACCCGTTGCGGTGGCGCCTGGCGACCTGTTGGTGCCGCCAGTGGACGGTGACCCCCGACTGGACGAGCCGTCCGCAGCCGCACCAGTAGCAGATGCGTGGAGCAAGCCCGCGCCGGCGTCCGCCGCGGAGCTCCCGCCCGTACACGGTCAGCCTGAGCCGAAGCGTGACCGCTGGGGCCGGTACATGTTCAACGGGCAGCCCCACACCCGTGCGACCACGTTCGCCAAGTCGGCCAGCTCCACGCACTCACTGAGCGAGTGGCGTGAGCGCATGGTGGTGCTGGGGCTCACGATGCGCAGAGACCTCCTCGCGATGGCGCACGGCAAGCACGTCAAGCGGGACCGTGCGGAGCTCAACTCCATCGCGTCACAGGCCAAGGATGCGGCCGGCGTGAAGGTGGCCGCGAACCTCGGCACCGCCTACCACGCCTTCAGCGAGCGGCTGGACGCCGGGCTGATGCAGCTGGCGGACGTGCCCGAGGAGTACCGCCACCGGCTCGCGGAGTATCAGAGCGCGGTGGCCGCGCACGGACTCGTCACGCGGCCCGAGTGGATCGAACGCTCCACGGGTGTGCGCGCCGATCAGGTGGCGGCGGAACTCCCGGTGGGCGGCACGCTGGACCGGATCTTCCAATTGCCGAACGGCGAGCTGGTGATCGGTGACCTGAAGACGGGCTCTGACCTGTCGTACGGGTGGGGCGAGATCTCCGTGCAGCTGGCCATCTACGCGCACGGCGTGAACACCATGGGTCTGTTCGACTGGAACACGGACACCTGGCAGGGTCCTCCCGGCCACATCCGCACCGACTACGGGATCGTCATCCACCTGCCCGCGGACGGCGCCGGCTGCACGCTCTACCGGATCGATCTCACGGCCGGATGGCGCCGCGCTCAGGTCTGCGGCCAGGTCATGGCCATGCAGAAGAGCAAGGACACGTTGGCCACGGAGATGTTCCCGGAGCCCGGCCACGCACCACGTACCCCGATGGTGGGCATGCTGCCGGACAGTGCCTACCGTGTGCCGGAACCGGTGGTCACGCAGACCGTCTCCATCCCCGCCACCGCGGTACTGGAGGCTGCTGCGGCCGGCATCTACCCGGAGCCCCCCGCGGCCATGAGCGTGTTCCAGCTCGCGCAGCCCCCGGCGCCCGTCCGGAGTGCACACCTGTCCAAGGGGCTGGAGATCGTGGGGTACACCACGGTGATCGAGGGTCTCGGCCAGACGCTCGCGCACGCGCGCGAGTCCGGGAAGTTCTCGGAAGCCGAGCTGGCAGAGCTGAAGGCGGCTTGCGCCGCACGCTGGAACGAGCTCCAGGGCGCTTGACACCTCCGCCCAGTATGGATAAGTTGTAGACATGCACCGGGGTCAGCGTTCCGGGAGAGTCATCGGGCTCCGGTGCTACGCCTGAATAGTTCAATTGGCTGAGCGCCGAGACGTCGGAGTTAGTGGTTCGAATCCACTTTCAGGTACAGGGTGATAATGCTGGGCTGCACCAGGAGACTTCCCTCGACACGAAATCCCTTGCTCGCGGCGGGGATGGATACGCCAAAAGACAACAGCAGTTGCAGCGCGAGGACCGAGCGTGACGGTGGTCCCGAAGGGTCACAGACTTAGCACCTCCACGGAGGAAACGCAGACTCCCTGACCCGGGTGACGGAATAGCTGAATTGGCAAAGCGCCCGGTAAGTCCCGGGAGGTACTGGTTCGAATCCAGTTTCCGTTACGGTAGCTCGGACGGGTCAAACCATTGGTGC